GGGGCAGGGATTTGAACCCTGCATGACAGCACATGTTTCGCCAGCTCACTGTCTCCGTCCGACGTGTAGCGTCTACCCATTCCGCCACCCCGCCTTATTGATTCATTATATCTCCTTTATTTCTTTAACACTTGAAACATTGTCTTTTATTTGAACTTTAAATACTTTGTCACTGTATTGACTCATTACTTCAGAATGAGTTACCATTATAATCTGCAATCCCAATTTTTCAGAAAGCATTTTAATTAACTGAGCAGCTTTTTCATGATAATTCAATGACAAGTGTTTTAGGGGTTCATCCAAAATCATTGTTTTTCTATAAACAGGCGACATACTCCAAGCAGCAAATCTTAAACACAAACCAGCAACATCAGCGGCACCCAATCCACTTTGATTTATCGGATCAACTAAATTACCATCTTTCTCAAAAAACAAACCACATTCAGTTTTCCCTCTTTTGATTTCAAAAATAACTTTAAAGTTGTATTCTTGATCGAATACACTATTCAAACCAGTGCTAACCATATCACTCAAATGATATTGTAATTGTGATTGTGTCTTTAGTGCAATATCCTTTACAAATTCCAAAGCCCTTTCTTTTCTAATGAGTTCTTTTTTAAGAGTTCTTTTCTTTTCTTTAAGATTATTTAATTGAGATTGCACTAAATCCCTTTGGTGTCTTTTTGTTTCTAACTCTTCTTTTAATTGTACTAATTGTACTAAATCAATCATCATCAGAATCCCATTCTTGTGTCTCCTGTTCAATTTCTTGCATTAAATCTTTTAATTGATTTTCTTGCTCTTTTACTTCTGATTTAAGAGTTTGTATTTTTTTATTTGCTTGTTGAATAATTACTTTTCGCTTAGTGCTCTTGGCTAATTCTAAAGCATTTAGTAATTCATCGTAAAGACCACCCAATCTCCCTTCGTTTCTTTCGATTTCGGTTTGTACTTTGTTAATATCATCTTTGAGTTTGACCAGCTTATCTTGTATATCCATTAATCCTCCATCCAATCAAAAACTATTTGTTGTATATTTTTTGGTATCTTGTTCTCTTTAAACCCTCTTTCAATGTTTTCTTCAAAAGATAAACCAGCATCCCAACCATGTTTAAGTTTCTCAATAAAAGCATTAATTCTTTTATCTTTAGATTTTTGTACTTCTAAATAATCAACATTCATCACATCGTCTTTTATTTTGAGATAATGCTTTTTTAATTTGTGTTGTGTAGAATCATAAAGGAATACACAAGGCTTATGGTCTATTTGATCTGCGCTTTGGCGTGTTAAGCTGCCTGGATTTACAAGGAGTTGTTTTCCTTTTTTTGCTGTAAAGGTTTTGTGGTTATGTCCTGTAATAATTAAATCAGCATCAGGGAACCAATCAAACAATTCATAACATTCAGGATCAGTGCAACCGGGCCAAGGAGACTTACCTTTGTATGTCATTAAATGGAGTACAACTATTTCTTTTCCTTGAATATGATTATGTTTAAATGGAATAACCTTTGACTGATTGAAACCCCAGTCTCCTTGATTTTCCAAATAACTAATTCTTTTTGAGTTAAAAAGTGTTTGCAAACCGGACTTATTCATTAATTCCATATTATGGTTTGGTTGATCATGGTTTCCTATTATTGTCAATATATTTGGAGGAATATCTGTTATCGTTTTGTTTAACAGATATGGACTTGTTTTCCAATGATGAAAAAAATCTCCACTTAATAAAATAGGACACGCTAACTCATAATGAATACACCAAATTTCCCTAACCTTATCCCATTGGGCACTCCAAAAATCATCTGTTCTGCATTTAGGTACTGTATCACGGAGATGCCAATCGCCACTAATTATAAGATCAGGACTGAATTTAGTTTTCCGTTTAATCATCCCCACCCCCCCCGACCGAACCTACAGTCGTCTATTTTTTTCCTGGCCTTGTCCTTGTCTTTTTCAGACACCGGATCATGGCCGCAGAGATATTCTTCTTCCATAAAATAGCCATTGCCGTCAAGCAGCCACCTGAATCTTTCAGCGTCTGCTTCTTGGGATTTATCTATTGGGTTTCTAAAACCATTAATTGTAATCGTAACACTACCATCTGGTTCATACTTACGCCAACATTCTTCTGGTGGGAATTCTTCCGGTGGGACTTCTCTTATTCCTTTTGAAGTATGGACCGTTTTGATTTGAAAAATACCATTCTCTATTTCTTTAATAAGTGTATTTAAAATCTCTTTTACTTCATTTTTTTGTTCAGGGGTCATTTTCTTCTCCTATTTACCACACAATGGACATTGTTCGGGCATTAATTCATGAAATTCATTTTCTTGTTTTTCTTGTTTTTCTTTTAATTCATCTTGTTTTTGTTCAATCATTGATATTTTATCTCTTATATTCCAGATATCATTGCATTTATCTGTTAAATCATCTATTTCTTCAAACACTTTTTGGGCTTTTTGTATCTTTGGATCAATACCTAAACGGGAATTTAACTCAATTTGCTTTTGTTCTATTTTATTAATCCTTTGTAAATGATATTCTAAAGAATCAACAAACTCTTTTTTCCTTTTTATTATTTTATGGAATTGGAAAGCATCTTGAATCAAATCTTTTATTTTTAATTTTTGTTGTAGTTTTTGGTTTTTGGTTTCAAGTTTATTTATTTGGTATAAGATGTTACCTAAATTGTTTATTTTGCGTTCATTTTCGTTGGTTTTTTGAACGATTTGATTACCAAGGCATACCTTAGCATACAAATCATCAATACCGTCATATTTTGCTATTTCTTTTTGTTTCTCTTTTATTTGTTGTTTTGTATTTTCTAAATTTGAATTAGTCTTTCTAACATCACTTTGTCCTTGTTTTTCTGTTTCTTTTATCTTAGAAAATCCTCCTATCTTATTAAAGAAAGTTGCAACTTCACCAGGGGATTCACTTAATAAAAAAATAGGAGCGTTCTTTTCAAGTTGTTTTTGAAAGTTAATCTTTTGGTCCATATTGAATAAATCAATAACTTCGTCAGGAGGATTTTGACCGGATGCTTTAAATGTTTTTGTTTTTTGATTTGGTAATTTTACCTTATATTCAGTTTGTTTATCTCTAATAATACTAACTGATCCATTATCAAAAACAACTTTACTCAGCATCTTTCCACCACCCCAATTACGATGGATATCCCCCAATGGTCTGTTAAACCTGGGCCATCGAATACAATTAAGAATGCCGGATTTACCACTATCAGATTTTCCTATAATTGTATTTACTCCTTTGCTGAAAGACAAAGACGCTTCTTTATAGGATTGTATATTTTGTATTTTTATAGATTTAATCATAAAGAATCTACATTTATTCTTGGAATAACATAATTTATACTTATTCTATGAAATCTGGATATTGGTTTTTCTATAGTAGACATATCCATAAATACCAATTCAATTCTTTGCAACTTAACTCCAGTTTGATTTACAAAGTGATCTACTTGTTTCTGTATTATTTCTTGTATATCTTTTTTAATACGTTCTTTCAAAAAGATTTCTTCATGTAGTATTGTTTGAGCTGGTGTCATTTTATTTCTCCTTAAATTCAAAATTAGCGGGGATGTAAAGTTGTACTGTTTTTACCAATTCAATAAAATCATCTTGGTGCATCCACTTTGGTTTTTTAAAAAACATCAAGGGAACCATTTCATTTGTTTTTTGAACAGTTCCCCAAACAGAAGGAGATACACATAAGGGTTTCATTGATTTAGTTTGTATTGAATATTTTGCTATTTTCACTTTACTCCTTTCCTAATAAGTTTGGGTTTATTCTTTTTCTTTTCTCTAATCCAAGTGCTGGTAAATCCTCTATTTGTTGCTGTTGATAGCCTTTTAACCACCCAACTCTTATACCATCCGAATATCCTTTATTATAGGTACTGTCATAAAGGAACCAATGAACTCCAAAAGATATAATAAAAGAAATTAGGGCGTATAATATAATTTCTTTAAATGTTATTGTTAATTTCATCTTTACAGCCTCTATTATCTAATTCTGGATGATTTTTTACCATATCACAAAGGCACAATAAACAAAACAAAGCTCCCCCCAAATGATGTTTAATCACACCTAACTGAACTGCCTCTTCGTCAAATTCTTCCCTTTCATAAAACCATTGAGTTAAGTGCCTTTTTAAGGCATCCATCATTACTGTTGCTTTAAACCCTTTACGCCAGCTTTCTCTACTGTATTTAATCAAACCTTCTCTATAAGCTGGTTCAAGAAAATCCCGTAAAAGGTCATCTGGTATTAAACTCATTTGTGGTTTATTTTCTTGTTCATTGTTCTTTGGAGCTGGCATGTTATTTATCCTCCTTTAATTTAATCGCTTGGTCCAAAAGTCTTTTCCATTTAGAACTTAAATAAACTTTTTTAGATTTAGGATAATGTGGTATTTTTTTAGCTCTTGGACAGATTTGGAAATAATATTTCTTAATCAAATTATATTCACTTTTCATAAACTTTTGTCGTTCTGGTTTTTCAGTCCAATGAATATATTTTGGTGGCACTGGTGGATTCTCTATATAATCCGCCATGTTCCTTAAAAAATCAGGTAACGAAATAAATTTATGTAATCCAAATCTTTTATATTTATTTGCTATAACTCCTTCTAAGCTATTTGCTTGAAAGTGCAATACACCCCGAACCAATCCTTCGTAATCCTTTCCTGGCTTTTCACATTTGAGTTTATGTTTATGATCAAGTGTTGTTTCTTCCCATTTAATCTCCTTTTGTAATATCGCACATTTATAATTTTGTTTCACCCATTGTTTATGTCGGAAATCCTTAGAGTCCTTTTGTTCTAACTGAATCAGCTTTTTCCGTCTTTTCATATTTAACCATAAGCCTTTTTACAATGTTTTGAATTTTATCTATTTGTTCAAGAGTCGGCTTTTTCCAATCCTTTCCATTCCATATAAATTCAGGAAAAGGAATACCCCAATAAGTAGAACAATTCCATATTATTTCTCCTTTCTTTCCTGATTTTGTTTTTGTTTTTAAATGATCTAAAGGAAGTTCATCTTTTTTTATTCCTTTAAATCCCTGAGCAGCTTGTTTCTTTGTCCCTTTAATCCACCAAAAAGAATCTTTTCCTGATTCTTTTTTTCGCCCTTTTTTTAAGCGTTTAAATTTCATCTTTGGTTTGGTATCAGTTTCGATTGAACCGTTAAATTTGACCCATTTCCCATCGTTTTCTGACCACATTTTGATTATCTTTGGCAACTTGTTTGGATGTAATTCAAAAACGTAATCACCGGGTTCACCATAAGTAAATTGAGTTTGAATTGATTCATTGAACGGTCCTTGTTTGTAGCGGTCCTTTTTCATTCCTTCTTTGGTTCCTATTGCGTACCCAATTAAATCAGCTTCATCCCCTTCATTAAATAATTCATCAATAGAATAAACAGGCAGTGGACCTAACCAAGCAATAACTTGTTCAGGTATATTCCATTCACCATTTAGATACTCTTTTATTTTGATAGGGGATATTGGAATTGCTGACATCTTTGGTGTTTGTTCCGGTTTTACCCAACAAACATATTGTCCATTTACAGCAGGAGAACCAAACTTGACATATTTTTTTAATATTTCTCCTGGTATTCTCATCAAAATTTCCTTGGTCTATCTAGTTCTAATGATTGTTCTACTTTATTCCAACACTTTTGGGTTTGTTCAAACAACTTAAATTTTAAGTTTTGTTTTTTTTCAATACTTTTTATTAAATTAGGTTTGGTTGATTCTAAATCCAATCCATCAGCAATAATGGTATTTTTCTTTTTTTTCCAAAAATTGTTTTTTAAGAGAAAATCAATACAAGATCCAATATCATCAATACCATAATCATAATAAATAACAAATTCTGGTTCTCGTCTTTTGCCGGTGTATTTATTCTTACCAAACTTTACTTTTGTATTCACCCCAATCTCAAACTTATTATTATTTATCACTTTTTTTATTGAACCAGTATATGTAATCCAAGACTCAATACTACTGAAAAACTTTAATGCTTTCCCCCCAGCTCTATATTTAGTTTGGAATCCCATTCCACTAAGATTATCTCTTGTTTGTGAAATAATATTCAAAAAGGATTTTGTCTTAGCTAATTCATTTGTGATTTCTCTAAACATTCTGGATGCTGTTTTTTGTTTTGTTGCTTGGTACGATCCTTTTGTCTTTTCTCCTTTCTTTCTTTTTTCTCTATTATCTTTTGATTTTTCTTTTTCATCTTCAGAATCAATCGCATCAAAAGAGTCTTGTAAATAAATAAATGGTGTACCATCCTCAATAGCGTTCCAGATATTAATTTCAAAGTCTTCTATTGTTGTACTAAACTTTGTTGGATCATCCGGGTCTGGTCCTTCTAATGCTTTAGCAAATTCAGGACCGAATAATTTTTCCATATTGAAACTATTAGCAAACTCCGAATCATCATATATGAATCTATATCTGGAGAGATCCGGCATTTGATAATCTTTCCACATTTCAGACTTTCCCATATAAAATGCTTCAGCTAACATACTCAAACAAAGAAAAGTTTTACCAGATCCAGAATCACCAACCGTATTAACCATAGTACCGGCTTTATACCCCCCGTACCATCGGTCAGAACACGCCAAATTCATCAATATAGACCCACTTGGTATCCATACCCCCGGTTTAGCCTTAGTCTGTTTTTTTACCAATCGTTTTTGTTTTCTCAAATAATTAGCATCTTGAATATCTTGTTCTTTCTTTTTTCGTCTTATCACATCACCTCCTAAAACTGAGCATCTTCAATATAAGAAATTACATAATTTAAATAATACTTAGGAAGTATTTTTCCTAAATCCCTTTTAAGGCTTTTTTTATACTGTTCCCATATTTTTTTCTTATTGTATTCATAAATAACTTCATTGGCAAATTCTTCTTTTTCAATAAACTTGATCCAATGATCTAATTGGTTTTCACATATTCCCTTCATCATCCCTTTTTCCGAAGGGAACTCCTTACTTCGTTCTTGCACTGATTCCTTTAGAAATTGTGTCTTGCTTTTCCCTGTATATGCACAATAAAGAAAAGCAAGATCGACAAGTTTCTTATCAAGATACGCTCCCATAAATGAATGTTTAGCATGGAAGGTTTCATGAAAAGGTTTTGTATTAATATTAGAATGAGGAAATGAAAACTCTTTTTCTCTATCTAATTTAATATTTTTGCCGATCTTGCCCATTATTTAGTCATCCTCAAAAGCATCTAAACATTGTTCGTACATTTCACATTCATCTTCATCACATTCATCGTGTTCTTCAAAGTCTACTCCGAATTGGTAAGCAAATGGGCATTTTAATGCTTTCTTTGTGCTTTTAGTTTCATCCTTCTTCTTACCTTTACCGACTTTTTTCTCTTTTTTATTTTCCTTTTTTCCTTTTTTCTCTTTTTTAGTTTTCTTAATTGGTTTTTTAATGCCTAATTCTTGTGCAATAAAATCCCTCAGTTCATCCTCAGATGCATCATCAGCATCATCTTCATCAATATCAAGTTCTTCAGTTTCAATAACCTCAATCAGTTCATCTTTTTTCATCTCTAAAAGATCATCCCAATCAAGATCATTAGATTCTTCTTTTTCTTCCTCAGTTGATTCTTCTTCATCATCATCATCATCAGTATTAGCAGTGTCATCAGCTCCGTAAAACAACTTTTCCATTTTTTCAGAAGTAGGCCAAGTAATCAAATCATCCAGACACGGAACTTCATCAAGAATGGATTCATCATAATCCTCTTTTCTTTCAATAAAAGAGACTTTAGATGCTTTTGCAAACTTAATTGTTTTGCCTATTTGTGCTTCTTTGAATCTTACCTCCAAAGAATACCCATCTTCCAAACAAGCAAAATCCTCATATTCCTCTGGGAGGTCGTCAAGTTCTTCTTCCATTGCATCAAGGAAACAATAATCCGAAATATCCAGCACCTTGATTTCCCCTTTGTCTGGTCCTTTCAGCATTTTGACAATAAAAAGGGTTCTTGCACTGGAGTTCAATGGTTTTGCTTCCTCATCATCCCTATTAGGATCATTGTATACTTCTGCCCTTTCATCACAAATACAGCAATTTCTCCCTACGCTTTTGGGGCACACAACCAACAAATCATTTGGTCCTACATTCTTGTGGAGTCTATACGGCAAACACCAAAACAAACCATCTTCATTAATCGCTTCATGTGCTGGATGTTGCTCTGGATTCTTAACAACATAAGGCAAAATATCAAATGTGTATTTCTTTCCTCCTTTTGGTTTAAAAAATTCAAACCCATCAGGCAAAGCGTTCAAATACCTTGCTCCACCTGCATTTTTCTTAGAACGCCATTCTCTACTTTTTTTACCAAAACGTGCTTTTTTCTTTCCAGCTTTTTTTCTTGCCATGTTTTACACTCCTTTTTAACGTGTGTGTTTTTCAGTTGGATTGTTCCACCCTCTAAACCAAATAGAACCATACATATTACTCAACTTTTTGGTACAGAACCTTTCTTTATACTTTGATTTCATAATTCTTTTAATGCCATCCCAATTCCATTTACCTTTTATTTTTTGTGCTTCTTTCCGATCTATCTGTCCTTGTTTAAAGTAAGAAATTTCTCGTTGATTAGTTTTACTCATTTCTTCTCCCTTTTTAATTTTTTACCTATTCTTTTATTTCTTTTTGAATTAGCATCCCACTCCTTTCTTTCTTTTTTTAAATTTCTTGGAATCCTTGGTCCAGCAAAATATTCTTCTGAAAATAATCGAACAAGGTTTTCAAGAGTTTTTGTTCTGGTAAAATGAATAGCATCTTTCATATCATTCAAAACATTAAACCGATCCTCCTTTTCTATAAAATCAGATTTAGCTTCAATATAATCCTTGTGTGTTCTATAATACGCTTCAATCTGTGCTTGTGTAGGAGCTTTACCATCATCCCTACCAACTGTTTTTTCTGGATGATCAAAAGCATCCCTGGTTAATTCTGATCGTATTGTTTTAACTTCTTCAGATGCCCAATCCCTTTCTTTTCGTGCTTCAGACACAGCTTGAATGTACTTAGCTTCTAAATCGCCGTGATTCAATAATTCAAGATCTAAAGCCCCTTCATCAATACGCATGTCTTTTGCAAAGTCTATTTTAGACATCTTTATTTTCCTCCATAAATTTTACAAGGTTTATTGGAATAAAAATACTACTATATTGTTCATATAAATCATCATTAATCACTTTTACAGCGTCAATCGCATCTTGTATTAAAGATCCCATTATTTAGTATACCTCCAATCCTTGGGTTATGGCGTAACAACAAAAAACAATTCCACTGAAACCGGAGTCATATGTACTTTTATCATAAAAAAAAGACATAACATAGCCGGGGTCATTCTCAAACTTAAACCCCCATCCATCCAATAAAGCACTACTCATCATGCCCATGATAGCTCTCCGTATGTTTTCGGGTTGTTCACCTTTTAATTTTTTTAGTTCAACACTTACTTTTTTCCAAGGTGCTTTTTTCAATAACAAATAACAAAGTTCTTTTACTTGTCCTTTTTCAATATCAAAATCTCTTGCTGCACTTAGCATTTGATCTTTATCATCAAGCACAATTACTTTTTCTAAAATGGTTAAAGCCCTTCTTGGTTTTCCTCCTGCACTTTCAATTATTTCATCTGTTACATCCGATGAAACTTTTACTTTCTCTTTTTTACAAACCCTTTGTAATAGCTTTGACATATCATCATCACTTAATAACTCAAGCTGATAATGGGTACATCTTGATTTAATTGTATCAATAAGCATTTCTGGATTTGTAGTACAAAGAATAAAATGCAAATGATCCGGTGCTTCTTCTAATCCTTTTAGTAAAGCGTTTTGGGCAGCATTCTTTTCTGATGCACCTCCAGTACCAATTTGATGTACTTCATCAAGAAGGTAAACTCTTTTTTTAGAATTAAGGGGTCTGTATTCCATTTTCTTTCTTATGGATCTTATTGTGTCTATTCCCCTAAAAGATGCTGTGTCAAGCTCTACAAAATCAGTTCCGTTAGCTCCAATCATTTTAGCAAGGATTCTACCAAGTGTTGTTTTTCCTGTTCCTGATGCTCCTGTCAGTAAAATGGCATGTGGATACTCCTTCATGTTTGTAATACTTTGAACAGTATTATCATTACCGATTAAAGTCTTTAATGATTTTGGTCTGTACTTTTTGTATAGTTCCACTAATCCCCCCTTAATTTAATAACTCTTGAACCACTTGCCCAATTACCATCTGGTTCAAATATGTTCGCTTCAATTTCTAATGGAACATTAATCCATTTCCACTTTGTTTTTAACCATTCACATGCAATATATTTTAAGTAACTCATCAAATCATCAACTTCATTAGGATGGGCATCAACAACGATACTATCATGAATCTGCCCAATTAACTTTGATCTCATGTTTAACTTTTTCATTTTTTTATTTAAAGTAATAAATGTTTTCAGGTTGAGATGGAAGCTTGCTCCTTGAATACTATAATTGTTAATATCATTCTTACTCATTAATCCTGAACAAATAAATCCAGTAAGCATTTGCAAATAACCATTTTCGTAGTACTCTTTTACATTATTCTTTTTCCACTGATTGTATCCTCTAAAACGGTTATTCCAAAAATCATCTTCTACCTCTTTTATATGCTCAAGAAAATCATCAAAACAATTTATTCCTTTGTCAATCAAGTGCTGTCCTAATGTTTTGCCTGTCATTAGTTTTAAGCCTTGTTTTTCATTGAATTGGCCCTGGGTGGGTAGTTCACCCCAAGATGCCAATGAAAGGGCGTTATTCCCGTAATAATCACCGTAAAATTGTGGAAAAACAAAACCATTCTTAGCACCACCACGTAATATCTTTTCTGATCCTTCTTTTTTGAATTTATTTAGCATATAGATTTGTTTTGCCATATCTGTATGCATATTATTTTTCTCTGGATGCTTTACATATTCAAGCATTTTTTTATCTTTGTGGTAACAGCAAGAGACAGCAACCTCAATACCACTAAAGTCAGCTTCTATAAATAAGTGTCCTTTTCTTGGTATAATTGCTCTTCTACATATTTCCTTAGATTCTTTGTCTCTTTTCGGAATATTCTGGAAGTTGGGATTTTGTGATGAACTACGAAAACTTCTCGGTATATGTAAACTATATCCAGGGTGCATTACTCCATCTACAGTCTCTTTTATAAAATTTCCTAAGTACGTACTAAGAATCTTTTCGTATTTACGTGCTTTGATAAAGTATTTGAGTTCTGGTAATTCTTTGTTGAATAATTCTATAACTTCATTATCTGTACTTGGGTTTCCCTTATCTGTTTCTTTTATTACTTGTAACCCTAATCCTTTTTCTTTATCATACAATACAGTGCTTATTTGTGGACCAGAATTATAATTAGGTGTTCTAAAGAGTTTATGCCAAAGTTTACCTGTTTCTGATTTTTTGAATTTGGATTGATTTAATTTTATTTTTGCATTAAGTATTTTGGATTGTTTTTTACAATAAAGTGTATCAACTCGCATACCTTGATATGTAGCATCAGTAAAAGCAAGTAATCCTTCGTGCATTAATTGGTATGCATCTGGAGTGCAAGGAATTACTTGGGGCATTGTTTTATTAGAATCTCGTATGTAATCTTTGTAATTTTTCATAAGTCAAACTCATTTTGATATCGTGGACATTTATAACACCAAATACGAACAATAGCTTCGTTTGAAGAGATAGGTACAACTTGTTTTAAACAATGTGATCTCCATTTACAATTTGGTTGTGTAAAGTTGGGATTGATCGGTATTTTGTTATATAATTTATCGTTTTGAAAAAATAATAGTTCTTTGGATGTGTTTTGTAAACCATCATCATTCAATTTACAAATATCTTGGTCTCCGTATTTTTTATTACATACTTTACACAATCCATCTTTTTGTTTCTTCCCAATTAGTACATCACCGCATACACTGCATATTTTTACTTTACATTCAAATAAATCTTTATTTTTACAATTACAAATTAAATAATTTTTTGGTTTATCATTTACTTTTTTTTGAATAAATCTGCTTTGTCTATTCATATCATCTTTATGAATCAAAAGACAACCACACCGATATATGTTATATACTGTATCCCTTAACAACTCTTTTTTCTTTCTGTTTACTATTTTGTATACCCAATCTGGAGGAACATATACTTTACTTGTCATATCAAAGTCCAATCATCTTAATGTGTTTTTCAGCCAGCATCAATCCAAATATACTATCAAGAGCGTTGTACTTTAATAAATCCTTAGTCCCGAATTTATCAATAAAGTCCTGTATTTTATTTATACTATTACTTCCTAAATCTTCATTTGTTGAACTCAAATAAGGATTAATATGTGAATCATAATCCGGTATACCAAAATTTACATAAGTTTGGAATTTCAGTCCAGTTATTCCTTTTCTGTTATCTAAACAATGACTTGAGTTCATGGTACATATTTTCCAGTTTTTAACTTCAGTTTTAAATTTTACTCTGGACCATACTTCTTCAAATTGGATATTATGTGCGGTTTTTGGTACTCCAGATTTTAATACACTTTTCCAGTACTTTCTTTTTTTAGGGGAATCATTCATCCAAACAAAACAATGATCTTTTATAGCTGCACTCACTGATACTATTTTTTGTTCTTTTCTTTGGGGTTTCAATCCCGTTGTTTCATAATCAAATGATAATAATTCAGCATTTTTCATTTGAGGTAATGTACTAAATAAATGATCATCGTTTTGTATATAAGTAATCTGATCCTCTAAATTTTGGTAATAAGTAAAGGATCTGTCAAGGCATTTTAACGCATTATATAAATCCCTTTTCCATATATCCTGTGCCAAGTTTAATCCATTCTTTTCTTCATTCCTTGACACAAAGGATGGATGATAAACAGGACAAATCCAAGCACTTAAATCCTGATCAGGAATGCACCAACCTCTCCATTTAGTAACACCACCTAAATCCTTTCTCCATTTATTTCCTATAACGGATTCAATAGGAACATTGCCTAAGAGAATAATAACTTCTGGTTTGTATTCCTTTATTGCTTTTTGTACCCTTGGTCTACAACAATTTATTTGAACTGGTTTAGGTGTAGTATTCTTAACAGGTCTACAATTACAAGAATTTGTACTTATCCCATCTTCAAATAAATCAAAGTCAAGTTCTCTTAATGTTCTTTTCAATAATGATCCTACTTTTCCTTGCCAGGGCTTATTTCTTTTATCCTCTAATTCCCCCGGAGCCTCTCCGAGGAACATTACCTTTTGTTTATTTTTACCAAAAGGGGGCATCCTTGGTGAAAGGCACTTTTTATATAATCCACAACTGGCACAGGATTGAGTGTTTCGTGGATCTACTGAACTCTTTATTTTATTTTTATCAAAGAAAGGTTTCATATTTATTTTTATCAAAGAAAGGTTTCATATTTATTGGCCTGGATAAAGGTTATCAAAGACTACAGGGATCTTTGCTTTGAGTTCAGCCAGTGCCAGTTTCTTCATACATTACATTTACAAGATAGTCATCACTATCATAAAAAAGTTCTTCTAATCTTTTTAGTTCTTTTTTATGTTCTCTCTTGTTTTTTGTTATGTGAACAATTTTATGCGGGATATATGTAGCTCTTCCTTCTAAATAAATAATAAAGAAACCTTCTTTTGTATGTAACTCTAATCCTTGCATATCATTCTCCTTGATAAATGTCATCAAAAACCACGGGCACCCGTTCTTTCAGTTCTTTCAGTAACGACAACATCAAGGCTCGGATCTGAGGATGGGCCTTTTTGGAACACCCGATTTTGCTTTCGGATTTGTAGCAGGTACGTGCGCTTTGCTCAATGAGCCATAATGGATTTTTCGGAATGGACAGTATTTCATGGGACTGATCAATGATTTTCATACTTCCCCCTATTTCACATCTACACTGAATAAATATTTCCAATCATCCCCTTTAAACAAAACTCTTTTTTGTTCTTTATCAATAATGCAATCATTTCCTAATTTCAGGATTTGTTTGAGAAAGTTTGGATTAACGTCAAATTGCAAATAATCCAGTTTTGTTTTTGATACAGTGCTTTCTTTAAACCACCCATCATCAGATTTACTTGATACGGTTAGTTTTTTGCCCTTTATTTGGACGTTTAGAACTGTATCTATATCAAAGGCACCGTCACAAAAGATAATGGCTTTATCAAGGATATTTTGCGTTGTGTCTGGAAAGGAAAAAGAATCCCCTTGGACACCATCAAACAACTCTTTAATATCGGGGTATTCTGTACTTGGGTAAATACGAATACTCAAGATAAAATTTTCGGTAGTCTTGAAATGAATCCAAGCATCTGTAAGAGCGTACTTATTTATATTGTATTTTTTTATACTTTGGATATTGAAAGCGGGCAATAAAAATGATTTCATTTTTTTATTTAATTCGTATTTAAATACTTTATACGAATCAGAACTCATTATTGATTTGCCATCAATGTATAAACATGAAAGGATGGGATTTGATGAATCCGTACTTACACAAAATGAACTCATGAAAATACCATCAACAAAGTTTTTAGGAATGCTTTTGAACTCTTTTGGATTAGGGAGTTCACCTAATTCTTCAATAGGCAATACACCATCAGGATCAAGTGTAATACCTGCTTTGGCTTTTTTCGCTTGTACTTTTATTTCTTTTTCGTCAAAGGTTAAATCAATTTCTGGAGTCTGTATTTTATTAAGTAAATCAAAAAACTTTTGAGCATTTACGGTACCTACGAAATCTGTTTCGTAAGGAACTCTGGTACAGATTTCGTCATTGAATGTTATTACTTCTTTGCCTGTAAAATAAAATTTGTTTGTGTTCTCTATTAATTCCTTTGTGCTTAGTCCTGGTTTAACTTTATCAAGAATATTGATTAATTCTTTTTTGTTTATTTTCATTTAGAACCTCTGCTTTATTTTAGATGGATCACCTTTATAAAAAATTAATACATTTTGATGCCGTTTTCCATTTTTCTTAGATTTATCAAATTGTTTTGATATTCTTATTTGCAATGACCCAATACTTGTCACCAAGATAAACTCATTATACAAATAAACCCCCTGTTCATGAAATATTGAAATAGTATCTTTTACCAACGTATTATAAAACCCTGTTTTTTTATCCCTGAAATCACCAACCACAAAACAAGCAAATGAGTTTTGTTTTAATTGTTTTAGAGAATTTATTATGATTCGTTTATATTTTATCAAAAACGAATCATATTTTTTATTTGATAAATCGTTTCGGTCATCCGAATAAACTTCCAAATCACCGTATGGTGGACAAGTAAAAATGAAATCTGCTTTTGGTGCTTTTTGTATTTCTTTTTCTGAATCACCACAAATCCACTTTACATCATAAGGAATCAGTTCATTATACTCTTTTTTATTTTTGTTATAATCATTCTCCATAATCATTTTATATTTATAGTATTTGAGATTTAGTTGACAATCTTTTCCTTTTTTTGAAAAACGAACAAGTTTTTTATATTGCTTTTCCCCAAATAAAAATAATAAACTTTGTTTATGAGAAATATAAACAGGATATTTTTTTATATCAGTTCTCTTAAAACAATTAAGTAAACGATATCTGTTCCTTACAATTAGAGTATTGTTTGTGTTTAATGTAAACGGGGAAACTATACAACCAAATGGTTTGTCATTATGTACTTTACAAAGCCCTGAATCATCCTTAAATGGACATAATCCATTTTCTGGTACTAATGTCCCATTCTTTATTTTGGCACCTAAATTTTCGTATTTTTCTTTTTCTGATGGATGTATAGTTACTAATATTTTATTTGTTCCTTGGCAGCATCTTCCTTTGCAGTTTTCAATTATATATTCAGGCTCACATTTTACAAATTTTTGATTCATGCTTTTTGCACTTACTTTTATTTTCACAAATTCCGAATTACCAAATGAATTATTCTTTATTACTTCATTTATGTTTTGATAGTTAGCTTGTATTTGTTCTTCTCTTAAATCACATCCCCAATATTTATATCCCATTAAAACTGCAATAATACCACGAACAGAACCACCAGCAAAAGGATCTATTATCTGTCCATCTTTTGGACAAAACCAAGAATACATTAACTCACATAAAACAGGATCAAAAATACTTGTTCCTGTAAAGTTTTGACTTCCCCCTGATAAACCGTTTTCCTTAACCCATTCAGTAGTGTTATATGTTTTTGCATCCCTTCCTACTTCGCTTTTAATCCCTAAAGAAAGCCATCTTTTTTTTCTAGTCATCCAAAATTTATCAGATGTATTTAAAATTGAAAAAGGAGGAATTTTATATTTATTGTGAATAATGCCTTGTTCGTTTATCTTGGCTTCTTTTCCCAACAAATCAAAACCAAATAAACTGAACTTCTGTTTTTGAGTATTTTGCATATGTTTACCTAAAAAGAACTCAGTGAAAAACAAACAAAGAAAATCACTGAGTTCTTTTATTTAAAAAATTAGAAATAATTGGAGCAACTTAAATTTTATTTATTCAATTTATACGTTTTACCATCTTTCTCTATGATATCAAAACCAATCAAACCCGCTGTAATATGATTACATACATTTGTTGCTGTTGGGTTTGATTTGGAATTTGTTTTTTCTACATACAAATCATCTGATTTACTCAAAAGATCAGACATAGTAAATCCCTTTTTTCCAATCTTCTTGATTGTGTCAACCACAGCATCGGCCCTGGTATAAGCTGGAGCTTTCTTTGTCTTTGCTTTCCTTTTCTGCTTTGCAGGAGGTTCAATCCCCAATGCTTTATACATAAGAGGTTTCAGTTCCCTTGGTCCTTGCAATCCAGAAATCTTTTTTGCTTTTTTCCGAATCTTTTTGAACTCATCAAACCGATCAACCATATCCTTAAGGTCACTTAACTTGGTTGTTTCATTAAGTTGTTCCTCAAGGGTCAATTCTTTTTCTTCTTCCTCGTCATCATCCTCCTCATCTTCCTCCTCGTCTGCGGCTTCAAGGTGTCCAATCATTTCATCCCGCTCCATTTTCTTAATAGCTTTGGGAGAATGGCCAGCTTTTTTGAGCAACTTTTTCAAATCTTTATCACTTACATCAGCGTACTCAGATTCTTCTTCATCATCATCTTCAATATC